GCCCGACATTTTGAAAATCCCCTTCATAAAAGGATCCTAAATCGACAACCATTTGCGTACCAGCATTGACAACGCAATTTTGTGGCACCGTTACCACTCCCGATAAATAAACATTCATATATGGCCTTGATATCGGAGCGGTACTACTTTGAGTAGCATACATTCTGAACAGAAGAATATTATTGAAAAAAGACTGCCCAACAAAAGACTTCCTGATTCTTAAATCTATTTGCCCTTTGTTACCTGTGCTAGCTGACGCCCCTTGGCTGCTGCAGGACTGTACATTAGGAGACTCATTTGATCTGGCATTCCAGGGAATATAGTAGTAAGTACTTTTAGGTGCCATATAAACTTTTACAGCACTTTCAAGGTAATCATTGATAACATAATAGGTTTTATCACCCTCTACTCCAGCCACAGGAAGACTAGAAACAGACGTGAAGTAACGCTCGGTCGAAGCACCTGATGGGCAATCACATTCTAGACTAACCGATGATCCCGTATCCCAGGATGCGGCATTGTTCGTCTCGTAACCTGGAGAGTTATCAAGCGGATCGCTTATAGATACATTTCCAAAATCAGAGTTAACTGTTACAGCCCCATTTTTTGGGGAGCAGCTATATGAGTATGACAAGGCGTAGTTAGAAATAGAAAACAATGTCATTAATAAGAGAAGTTGAAATTTACCTTTAAGATACCCTTTATTTTTTTTCATTACTGCCGCCCTTATCATTCACGCTACAACATAATTTTCCTTCGATACCCCGCCGCATAAACTCTGCGATACTGCAATTAGGCGGATAATTCTTTTAAGCAATGTAATCAACTATCGCATCTAATGTCCCCAACATAATAGTCAAAATAAAGCAGATTGTTTCTTTAGGTTATCTTTTTGGTCTGTTTATCATTTACCACCTTCATTACCTATAATGTATTTTGATGTCAAACCAAAAAAAAGTCCATTATTGGAGTGTGAGTTCTAAGGATTGGTTCAACAGCAGTAAAAATGCCAATCTTCGAGGGCAATACTAAGGCTGACAAATGTTGTATGTAATAGCCATAGTGAGCGCGATACCCTGCTTTAGGGCCCACGTGGAAAGGATATCACCAGATATATATTTAGGTAAAAGAAAACCCGCTCGGCGACGGGTTTGATTTCGTGCAGGTATTATATCCCACGATTTGAAGCTTACACGACAACTTCGGACAAAAGCAAGCTTTTTAGTATTAAAATGCCAAATAATGCAGCTATCGGTTAAAACTTAGTTGCGCGCTCGAACGCTATTTCAGCCATGCTCTCTGCCCAGTAACACTCCTGCACCAGACTGTCGTAGAAAGGCTTCCAGTTGCGGGTCCATGTTCTGACATGAAGATCTGGCACTCGCTTCAGTATCGCTTTGTATGCAGCAGTGGAAGGGACTGAAGAATAGCCATTGCCAGAGCAACGCTCACACATTTTGAAAACTGGTGCGCCGCGGTCTTTGGTTGCTTTGCGGTCCATCACTTCACCTTTACCGCCGCACCTGCACCGGGCAAGGATCACTTTCTTTCCTTCACAAGTACTGCAAACCCTTTTCACCAACTCATTTTTTATCTTCGGGCTTACCAATTCAGCACCATCGGCATCGATAATACCAGGGTGCTTTATTACATCTTCATTCCTGGAGATAAAGCCAGTACCACTACAACTGTGACACATCACGCTGGTAGCCGCCGAATGCGAATACTCAGCATAGGCAAATTGCGCCAGTACCTGCATACACCAGCCATACTCACCGCCAGCTGCTTTGCGTACATTCTTCGGGGCGGTATCCATTGCGTGCCGCATTAACGCCTGCACCGCAAGTTGCTGATCTGTTTTGCTGACACCAGCTTTTCCAAAGAAGGCAGCCAGGCCAAAACGTGCGCGGCTGCTGATGGTCCCGATGGCGGCCATAACATCGGTGCCGGTAAGACGCTCAGAAGAGGTTCCTTTCACGCTGTCACTAATGTGCATGCCCTGGGGGCTGAAATGTTTAAGTGATGATTCTAACTTCATTGGATGATGTCTCCCTTTTCTGCCGTATCGAACCAACCCGGGTTCTCGCTGAACGCCTGCAGCTGGCCTTTCGTTTTCCCGGAGGTATCCATAAGAGCGAGAGTAAGTTCGATACGCGCATACTCGAGTAGTTGCGGCGTCATTTATCGGTCCTCTCATTCTGCCAAAGAGGTAACGGCTGCTTATTCCCGGCCCGACGAATTCGGGATTTGGCATTTCGTTCTATCTGGATGAGTTTTTCGATATTCTGGCGCCGCTGTCGTTCCTCCCGGCGGAGATAGGTTACGGTATCAGCCAGCTGAACTTCTCGTTTAGCCATCGACAGCAGGTAGTCAAACGGATCCAGAACCGAATCACACCGTCGGCAGCGAATCTGGCGCTCGGCCTCATTTACCCAAACTCCGGGATGAAAACACAGAAACTTTTCACCCTCAGTTAAGAATTGCAGATCGCTTTTCTCCATCCCTTCTTTCGTTGGGAATGCAATGACGTTTTGGAGTTCGGTTTCAGTGCTCATAACTTGCCTTCACTTCTGAGAATGGATTGCGTACGAAAAACAGCTTCGGCGTGGAACAGTCGAAGCTCATCGCGGGAATAAGGTGTCTTTATTCGACCATCAACAGCTGAATGACAGGCATCACAGCCCCATGCACCCTGTGCATCGTCAGGCTTGCATCCTGTTCCGCAGGTGCCAGCAAGCCGGTAATGAGCCAGCACTGTTGTTTCTGGATTGTGATTGCAAACCCCAGGAATTCGCACCTGGCATTCCCGGCCACGGGCCTGTTTGCGGAGATCGATTTTCTTCACGCTGCGTACTCCATCAGCTGCGCCGCGACGTTCTCGACTTCGCTCTGGGTTTTAAATGCACGGAACAGGATGAAGTTCCACAGAACATTCAAGGCTGATTTGTACAGTTGCTGGAACTCCAGCTCATCCATGCTTGAAAACGAGATCGATTTGGCGCGCCGGTTACTGCTGCCGTCCGGGTAGATGTGTTCTGTGTAGTATCCGGCTTGAATAGTTACCCATTCACGGTACGCTTCGAACGATTTAAGGAGGGCCATATCTCGGGTGCGGGACTGTGCGGCATCAGCCAGGTATTGCTCAGCAGCGCCAGCAAGCGCAGGAATATGCTGTCCGCCGATTTGCTGGCAGAGGTAATCGACAAAGCCGTTAACGAGCTGGCGCTCTCCAGGAAGTATCGCGCCGCCGGTGGGATTCCAGTATTCAAAACCGAGCTGTAGCAGTTTGAAAAACCGCTTATGGAAGGCGTAATTGCGTACACGCTTGAAGTCAGCGTGAATCCACTCACCGAGCTTAATGCGTTGTAAAAATTCGCTGGCCTCGGGCGTTGCCGGGGTCAGGAGCGTGGGACCAATCTTTTGTAGTTGAATCTGTGCCATCGTTATCTCCGGTGACACAGTGTTTTCTCAGCAGGCTGTTCAGGCCTGTTAGAAATTATAACCGATCCTAATCGTCTTCAGATACTTTGAGACCAGCTTTTTTTCGTGTTTCTTCCAGACTGCGCAATGACATCACGCACTCATCTTTACGCAGTGCAAACCCCTTCTCTGGCCGCCCCTTTACGAAGTAAATCAATACCGGTCCGGTGAGAGTTGTTAACCCAGGAATTAAGTTGTCTGGAATCTGCATTTAATGCCCCTACAGTGATCATACGCCCAGAGCCTAAAAGGACGCAGTGAGTATTGAACTGCTGGCAGCCGCCTCCACCAACAACTAACGATAATGAGTCAGTAAAACCAGTCATCAGCGCTTTCCCACGTTTCCTGCAGGATTTCTTCTATGCGCTTTTTATCGCTCTTTTCACCGCCGGTAACGCTCAGGCCATCCGTTCCCACTCGCCGCACAGTCAGTTTACAGTCGGAATAACTCTGACTGATGCGCTTTAACAACTCCTTTTCGAGTGCCGAAACTGCACCATCGGGCAGCTTTTTGGTTCGATCGATTGTCACTTCGATTTTCATAATAGCCTCCAACCACATACTGTACAGATAAACAGTATACTCATATCGGAAAATGATCAATCATGTAAGAGCACTTTTTGCCAAAGCTAGCTCTTTGTTTATCTTCTGATTTTTTTACACAAACAAAAAAACCCGCCGGTGGCGGGTCTCTCATTTTTGATTATGCGCTGTTCTGTTAAGAGCAGGAGCATACAGGAATTGGGAAAGGGCGCCCCTTTCTCGCGTGACGCATTACCCCATTGATACAAACAGAGTAGCGAAAAATAATCTCGCACGCCTTCCCGCATTTGCTACAAGTTCCCATAGCCATAGCTTAGGTTTCCTTGCAGACCTGTAAATCCACACAGGTTGCACTTTGTTAGGAGAACCACTACACTTCGGCTGTCTAAGAAGAGTGTTGTGGCTGGATTGGCTCCATGCTCTGCGGAATGTGTTAGCGCACCTTCCACCCCGAAAGCCCTGTTAGCGCAGGGCTTTTTAAAAGAAATCAAATGCCATCTGCTCCATATAATACCCCAGATCTTTTAAAACGATTTCCGCAAACAAATCAGCTTGCCACTCGGCATCTTCAATTTGACCAGGCGCTTTGTTCGCTTTATGTAGCAATGGCCGATGGCCTAAGATTAAATGTCCCATTTCGTGAAATAATACGAAAAGAGCTTCCCTTTCACCCTTACAAGCAAGTTCAAATATCCGATTTGGAACACTGATAGTAAGGGAAACATGATCAAAATGGCCTGATGTTAAGTCAAATGTTTCCCTAAACCAAACATGGTCCTCTACCACTCGAAGTGTGATTCCATATTCACTCAGTTGTTCAAAAGCCTTATCCAAACTCTTTTTCTTTTTCAGTGCCTTAAGATTAAAGAAGGCACTGTAATTTATAGCCCTACTGGCTATATCGTTCATACTCATTGGTGCAACACGATTTCCACGTAACACATAAGATGGCGGTTCCAAATATTATCCCTCAAAATGATTAATGCTTTTCATCAGCTCGGCAATTCGCTTTAGCTGCTCCGGTGTCAGAGGGGATTTTGCAAAACCAGCAACTAGCATCTGCTGATTTTCAGACAAACCATCTAAGGATACAAACTGATTAGAAACATCAGCCAATTCCTGTAGATTGTCCAGTTCATAACCTCTGGATTTAAAAAATGCATGAATTTCCTTTACCCATTTCTTAGGAATTTTTTTACCTCCGGTTTCTAAACCACTTAGAAATGCAGAGGTAACTCCCAATGCTTGGGCCATGGTGAGTAATGTACAGTCTGTATCTATCCTCGCTTTTCTAACGGCCTTACCAAATTCAGTGAGTGCCATAGTCTAATCCTCAATTTTACTGGTGATAGCCAGAGCCAACGCAATGCGACTCTGTGGGTTGCTCAAAATTCAATGATTGAAATTTACCATACAAACACCAAAAGTAAACCAAATTGGTAAATTTTTTATTGTCTCGGGATAATTTTACGATAACGATGAAAAAAAAACCGCCGGTGGCGGGTTCTTAGTGTGGGTGCCTGAGAACGCCTCAGCTCAACGTGGCGGTGGCGGGGATTTCTCCCCGCCGGTTGCCCTTACTGATCGGATTCGTAAGCCATTACAGCCGCAACCTCCCTGTTACCATCCCGTATTCGCAGTTCGTAAAGCGAATGGCGGGTCAGTAAAGTGAATGCCAGTATCGTCAGACAGACGATGACCAGGCACCAGATAACAGAGTTTTGCGGCTTCATGGCTGCTTCTCCTTGACCTTTCGGTCTGTAAGAGGCTAACCTTGCATGTGTCGAGCATACGAGGGGCCTCGGGTTAATTTAAAAAAATTACTCGGGGCTTTTCTCTTTCTGCTTCGTGTATGCCTAAAACAGAAAGTCTCAAGCACCCGCCGCAATCATACATTTCCAGAACCTCAACGCAACCGCAATTGTGTGTGTTCACTGCCTCACACCAGCCAGCAACCTGTTAAAAAATTCTGCGCCTGAACTAACCCCGAACGCCAGCTCGTTATTCTCCGTAACGGCGGGGATCAGGTAATATCGCATCTGCCCCGGTACACCACGGCTTTCGATAATTCGTGCGCGCTTTAACAGCGCCAACGCTGATCCGACCGTAACCGTTTTGATGCCCAGCGCGTCGGTAATTTCAGCGTGAGTGCATCCCTCATGCTCACGGATGTACTTCTCCACTAACTGACGGCCAGTTGTTTTCTGTTTTCCACCACTCATAAAATTCATCTTATACAATTACTTAACAAGACCTGCTGCCTTCCTCCGCTTGTACTCCTCCAGCATTATCTGGGCTGGCGTTGGCCCAGATGGTGCTGCTGGGGCTGCAATCTGCCGTCGTACCGGAGGGATCGAATAGCCCGCAACAATTCTTTTTTCCCAGCTAGCGAGTTTTTTTGCGGCCAGCTTGTCCATTTCCGGTTGCGTCAGCCTCCGCTCAACCCCTTCCCTGCGCATTTCAACGCAAATGTGGTAGAGCACTGGATGCCGCCACGGAAACAGCTCTGACGAACTGTAGCGCCAGCCCTCGCTTTTCCAGCGCTGGTACTCAGCAGTCACCTCGGAGACGGTCAGACCAAGCCTCCCCCCACCCGCTTCGGCGACCAGTGCAACGAACTCAGCAAAATCAGGTGGCCAGGTACTCCCCGCAGCGCAGCGCTCGATGCAGGCATTGCACACCCGAGTAAGCTGTTCACTGGTCATTCGCCCAATCTGCTGCTCCCAGAGATCCGAGGGTCGATTTCTTTCACCTACCGCGGCACACGTTGCCGCGAAGTACTGAAAGGCTGGGTGGCAACAAGTGCGAATATCAAGAAGGCGGGCAACCTGCGCGCACTCATCGTCAGTGAGATTCAGCTCGGCCAGTTCGATTACGCCCTGCGCTTTCCCGAGTCGAAAGCGATTAAAAAATTTTCATCTACCCGCGTGGCCTATACCTGGGCGCAGCTGGTGGAAATGTGGACTGATGCGAAAGAAGAAGACGTGTCAAAAAACACGATGGCACGCATGCAGGCACAGCTTAAAACAATGAACCGGATCATCGGGGGGAATACATTGATAGCTGACATCACGCACAGCGACATGATGCAGTACAGAAAGGAGTTATTAAGGGGAGAGAGTTTTTATCCAGAAGGCAATAAGAGGAAAAAAACAGGCCGTAGCGTGAATACCGTCAACGACTACATTTCGTTGACCTGCCAGATTTTGCGCTTCGCACACCGCAGCCGCTTTATCAGCGACAAACCATTCGAACACATCACCAAGCTGCACAAAGACCGGACGAAGCCTGACCCACTTATGAGGGATGAATACGCTACGATGATGCTGGCTATCACCGGGCAGGATCGGAATATGTGGCAGTTCGCCATCAATGCAGGGACGCGTCACGGCGAGTTGGCAGCGCTGTCCTGGGACGATGTGAATTTAGAGGCTGGGACTGTTCACATTCAGCGCAACCGTACCGCACAGGGCGATTTCGTGCCACCTAAGACAAAAGCCGGTGATCGGATACTTACCCTCCTCGCTCCAGCCCTCGATGCGCTGCGTGCTCAGTACGCATTAACAGGCCAGATGCCGACAACAGAAATTACGCAGCATTTCCGGGAATACGGTAAAACCGAAGTGCAGCAGCATCGTTTTGTGTTTCTTCCGGGACTTTCCGCCGGGAAGCCTGGCAATTTTTTTTCTACGCAGTCCATTACCGACCGCTGGGATGTTTCAGTTAAAAAGGCCAAGATCCGCCGCCGCACCCCTTACCAGTCACGCCATACATTCGCATGCTGGGCGCTAGCCGCTGGCGCAAACCCGTCATTTATTGCCAGTCAGCTCGGGCATGAGGACGCAGAAATGGTCTACCGGGTTTATTCTGCATGGATCAAAGAGTTCGACGGGGAGCAGGTAGAGATGCTGAATCGCAATCTGGGGTTTGCCCCCAATACGTCCCCAACAGCAAAGATAACAAAAATAAATTAGTTAAATCAATAGTTTAAATAACACCCTGTCTACTATAGGGGGGTATGGTACATGTAATTAGGGCCCGGGTAATCATTATCTTTTAACTATTTTCACGGTACGGGCTAACCTTCACGGTGTTATCCGGCGCCAGCAGGCCGAGGAATGGCATCCGTGCCAGACGGCTCAAACGTGGCCGCGCTGTCGACACTGAATATCTGGTCCGGCAGCGTGAAACCGCGAAGTGCCAGCAGTGCCAGCGGTCCTTTGCCCAGCTGTGAGCGCAGCACCCACTGCAGGGTTCGACCGTCCGGCGCGGTAAAGCTCATCATCCACTGGCTGCGGTCG